TGAATACCATAACTAACTTTATTACTTGTACCCAATGAACCTTTCATATTTAAAAGAATAGAGTCACTATAAATGTTTTCTAATTTATAATCGGTTCGATTACCTTTAAAATCATCCATCGTTAATAAGGTATAAGGATACATATAAAGCTTACTTTCTTTATAGTCAGGAATACCTGTATATTTGCCCCCAACGGTAAATGTTTCAGTCTTATAACGTTTTACATCATTTAAATATAAACAAGAAATATTTTCACTAGGAGTACTACTTGAACCCACTTGCACAGCTTCAAATTTTTGGTCTTCTTCAGTAAACTTTACATAAAGAAATGTTTCACTACTTCCTGTTACAGTAATAGGACAACCTATAGATTCTGTTACATAAATAGATGCAATATCACCATCAGACTTTTTAGCTGTTTGTAGCATATTCAAGAATTCTTCAGGTTCTGTCATTGGGGTTTCTCCCCCATCAGAATTTAAGAAAACAATTCCTTCCCCATCTAACGTCATAGGCAACACATACCAACAAAGAGGTTGTGCAACACCGTTATAACGTGACTTGTTTTTCCCTGCATTAGTTCCATGTAATGGCATTGTGGTCACCATTACAAGGAATTTAATGTTTTTATTGGGAACAAACTGAGTAACATGTACATCATCATATTCGAGTCCATAATCTAAACCTTCATCAGCTGTGTTAATAATAGGCGCACCGTTTTCATCCCATAATTGACAATGTTCACGAACAATAAAGGAAGGTCGAATATTAATCTGAAAAAGCCACGTTTGAAGCACATCAATTTCGAAATAGACATAAGTTACACTTCTATTTTTTCGCTCCAATTTTGTGATGAACGCATAAAACCACTTATTACTATAGCCTGTATTACGGAATCTCATGTAACTAGCATCACGCAAACTATCAATAGAAGCATCAACTGAAACATAAGCTTTTCCGTTATTTTCGATAAAAGTTGCTTCAATCATTTTATGAACGAGTGAACGTGAATTAAAATATGTTAATTGTTCAGTTTCATCATCGAACCATCTTGTATGTTTGTAATCATTTGAGAAGGGAACCCCCTTTAAAAAATCTACATTACTACCCGAAATAGGAATAACTGCCATTGTTACTCACCTCACTTTCCCTTAATCTTTAAAAATTAATATTATAGGATTTGACCCGTTTTGATAAACATTTACAATCCAACCGTTTTTAAGTTGTAAAAGGTTTGGAGTTTGCCATGTTCCCGCGTCCGAGCCTAAAATAAGTTGTTTTTTCTCTGTTCCTGTTTCACCATAATAAATTGTTATAATTTCATTTGGTTCACATTCCCCAAAAATCAAAACTTTATCTTCATATCTTTGAAATTCAGCTGTTAAATTAAGCACTTGTTACAGTCACTTCAGCAGTATCAGATAGGTTTTCAGAACCTACAACCGCTTTATATGTAACAGTTAATTTTGTTCCTACTGGTTCAGTGACATCAACTGTTAATAGACCAGTACTAGAAATTGTTGTACCTGCTTTTGTTTTTCCAGTTACTTCATAAGTTTGTGAAGTTGCTGTTCCATCTTCCACAGTACCAGTAAATTGTTGTGTAGCACCTTGTTTTACATCAACTGTTTTTGGTGAAATCTTAGCAATCGGAACAATAATAACAGGCTCATCAGCTGTAGAGAATACAACAGCATTTTCTAGAGTAGAACAAGAATGTAACTGCCAAATATGCAAGAAGTATGTCCAATACAAACCTTTTGGATTGTAAATATTTGTCATTTCGATATTTGTGTCATATGACATGAACCAATCTTCATCGACTAGAACAGCTTTAATTTCTTTGTTTTCGAATTCATCAATTACAGTTACTTTAGATAAGAAGTCTGTGCGTGACATATTGAAAGCAACCGCTAATACATCAACATCAATTTCCGCTTCTGTGTCAGCATCAATAAATAAATGTAAGCCTTCTAATTCAGAACGAGTGTGTACACCAGTATGATTGTATTTACGTGAACCCATACCAAGAGATAATTTTTTCACCATTGCACGAATCTTTTTAACAAATTGTTTCGTAGCGTCAGGAGTAGTTGGGTCTGTAACCTTCACATGATGGAAGTAACCTTTTACATAATAATCATCAATCAGTTTACGCATGTATAAGTATTCATCTAATTCTTGTGAATTATATAAAGCTTCAAAAATACCAGAAATGAAGTTATCTAAATTTTGATAGCTTGTAAATGCCGCTTTTAATTCTTGTTGAGAAATTGTTTGCTCATAGAAATCTTGGCGGTTACGTTGATGGAAGAATACTTTCACATCAGGAATTTCACGTTTGAATAATGTTGTTTCAGCATCTTTAGGATCAAAGCGTTTTGCTTTTGTGATATCTGTATATACCTCTTCAATTGTATAACCCATTGGCATCATGCCTTTTTTAAATTTACCTAATGGATTTTTAAGAGATTTGTGTTTAATTACAACTAGTCCGATTCTATCAATCAATTGATTTAAGAAATCGTTTTTGTGTTGTAATAGTGAGTTAATACCGATACCAACTTCACCGATATTACGGTCATCAGCCGTTGGAACAGCAAGCGCATATGCTCCACCTAATTCAGCACGAATTGCATTTAATAGTTCGGCTGTGTTGCTGATATTTACTTCTGCTGTAGAAAGCGTACTATAAATATCTGACATTTTAATTGTAGCCATTTCTTTTCCTTCTTTCTCTTTTGTATTTTCTTGATGTTATTGTGG